TCCTGTTTAAACGCAACACGAGAACTGAGCCATGAACATCACCGGTCTGCGCATCTTCATCACCTCCGGCCACGCCATCTTCACGGTGAAGTCCCTGAAGTCCGGCAGCCACATGACTTTCAAGGTCGACGACGTCAAGGGGTCTGACGACACCCGCTACTTCGTGTCGGTGCTGACAGGGCCCGACAACACCCGGGACTACACCTACGCCGGGCTGATGTTCCTGAACAAGGTCACCGGCGACCTCAGCTTCGGGGTTACCAAGAAGTCTGGGTTCACCCAGACCTCGCCCCAGGTTCTGGCCTTCCGCTGGCTGGTGGCCTCGATGAACCGCGAAGTGAGTGTCGAGGGCAAGGCTGAGATTGACCACGTCGGGAAGTGCGGCCGCTGCGGTCGCGCCCTGACCCACCCTGAGAGCCTCAAGACCGGCCTCGGTCCTGAGTGCGCCACCAAGGTTTGAGGAGATGACCATGGAATTTCTATCACACGACACGGTGACCTTGCTCGCGTTGGGCGTGATAATTGGGTTACTTCTATTCAGAAAGTAGTTGACACGTCTGCATCACCTGTTTAAACTAGCCTCTCACCTGAACAACTGACCCGAGGAACGAGACCATGAGCACCGAGACCAAGACCTATGCGAACCAGGGTTCTTGCCGCCGCGCTGCGAAGGCTGAACTGGGCACTGACGCCGTGCGCGGCACTGACTTCGAGATGGCGGTCGACTCCGACGGCCGCTGGATGTGGTGGAAGCTGGAAGCGCCCCGCTCCTCCGGCGACACACTGACCCGCGAGCAGTGGCTGCGCGAACTGACCGTGCGCCTGCACACCGAGGTGTTCAGCGACCGCGAGTTCAACGAGCAGTTCCTGGTCGTCCCCCAGGACCTCCCGCACTACCGGGTGTCCTGCGGCTTCCCTGGTGGAGGCTCCGCCCGCAAGCGTATCGGCGAGTGCTGGTCGGGGACTTCGAGCAAGGATGGCGCGGTGGAGATGTTCATCTCGCCCTTCCTCGACGAGCCCCTGCGTGTCGCCGACATCCTGGCGCATGAAATGATTCACATGTACCTGGGCAGCGAGGTCGGGCACAAGGCACCGTTTAAACGCCTCATGCTGGCCATCGGCCTGGAGGGGAAGCCCACCTCGACTAATGGCGGCCCCCGCTTCATCGAGAAGGTCCAGCCCATCCTCGACGACATGGGGTCCTACCCTCACGCTGCCCTGGTCAAGGGCACTGGTGAGAAGAAGCAGACCACCCGGCTCATCAAGGTCGAGTGCGAGGATGGTGCCTGCGGCGCGGTGTTCCGCATCACCCAGAAGTGGATTGAATACGCCCTTGCAGAGGACGAGGGGATGTGCTGCCCGGTGTGCCGGGGAGTCGTCAACATAGGCTGATACAGGGGTGTTGACAGGCACCAAGGATGGTGCCAGACTCCTCCCGCCTGAACCGAAACAAACCGCCAACAAGGAACGAATTCCGATGAACATCACCTTCAACGTGCTCTCAGCCGAAGACTGCGCCAACGTGCAGCGAGCCATTGACCTGTTCCACCCGCCGCATGTTGTCGCGGCCGGCGGAACGGCCACCGTTACCCCTGGCCCGGCTGCTCCCGCTCCCGCTCCCGCTCCCGCTCCCGCTCCCGCTCCCGCTCCCGCTCCCGGTCCGGCTGCTCCCGCTCCCGGCCCGGCCCAGGATGAGGGCATGAGCCTCCAGGCGCTCACCGGTGCTCTCACCACGATGGCGGGCCAGATGCAGGACCCCCAGCGGATTGTCGCTGAAGTGCTCCAGCCCCGCGGGGTGTCCCGGGTTTCGGAACTGAAGCCCGAGCAGTACGCCGAGGTGCTTGAGCAGGTCAAGAACATGGTGGCCATGTCATGAGCGGCGGTCACGCTGTCCTCGCCCCGAGCGCTGCAAAGAGGTGGATGGCCTGCCCAGGCAGCGTCCGCCTCTCGCAGGGCGTCAAGGACAATTCCAGTGCGGCTGCCGACCAGGGCACGGCGGCGCACGACGTCCTGGCCCAGTGCCTTCGAGACTGGAGCCTCCTCCCGCACACATTCATCGGGCGGGCTATCAAGACTGAAGGCATGGCGACAGAGGTAACGTTCACCGCCGAAGACGCTGCCTCAGTGCTCGTGGCGAGGAACAACGTGGCGGAGACCCTCCAGGGTCTGGCCAAAGCCGGCCACAAACACCGGCTCCTGATTGAGACCAAGGTCTACCCTGGCGCCGCGTTTGAGCCTTCCAGGCGAGACGAGTGCAACGGCACCGCGGACATCATCATCATCGGTGGGGGTGTGCTGCGGGTTCGTGACTACAAACATGGCGCCGGTGTTTTCGTCCCCGCGGACGACCCCCAGCTTCTGCTGTACGGTCTCGGGGGAATGCGGGAATGCACCCCTCCCGAAGCCCAGAGAATCGAGACCACGGTTATCCAGCCACGCTACCATGGTGCGGACCCGGTCAGGTCCGCTGTGTGGATGCCTGAGCAGATGGCGGACTTTCGCGACCGTGTCTCGTTCGCCGCCACCCGGGCGCTGGAACATCCCGACCCCCCTCTGGTTCCGGGAGAGGACCAGTGCCGATTCTGCCCTGCAAAGGGTCAGTGCCCCGCGCTTGCGAAAACCGCGCTTGATGCCGCGACAGGAGTATTCCAGATGGCTGAGACACTCAACCACGAGCCCCCGGCCGCCACCAACTGGCACAAAGATACCCTGGAGCCCTCTCCCGAGAACCTGGGCCGACTGGCGCTGCCTGACATGGACGCATTCACCCGGGACCCGGATTCTCTCGACCCCGAGGTGCTCTCGGGAATCCTGGAGGCGGAGCCCGTCATCCGGGGGTGGCTTGACGCCGTCCACAAACACGCTCACTCCATCATCAAAGCCGGTGGCAAGGTGCCGGGTTTCAAGCTGGTGAAGGGTCAAACGCGCCGCTCCTGGTCCAGCACCGACGGTGCGCTCCAGGTACTCTCGGGTGCGAGTCGGACCAAGGCCTCCGGAGGGGGCAAGCTCAAGAAAGCGGACTACCTCGTCGAATCCTTGCTGAGCCCGGCACAGGCCGAGAAGCAGTTGAAGCCGATACTCTCCGAGAAAACCTGGGAGAAGGTGAGTGGACTGATTTCCAAAGGCACCGGTGCCGAGGTGATAGCTCCAGTCACCGACACGCGTCCCGAGGTCATCACCAATCCGTCCGAGGTGTTCACGCCGGTCGACACCAAGGGCGAACAGCCGGAGGCTGCGAAGCCCACGCTGGATTTCCTCTCCTGACCGGAAACCACAGTAACCCGTTTAAACGATAAGGAATGAGAGCCATGAAACGAGTCAACTCCGTCGGCGAGACTGCCGTCAGCATCACCGGGTGCATCCTCAGCTACCCGCATCTCTTTGCCGCCAAACAGGTCAACGGTCGTGGCGAGCCGAAGTTCTCCGCGAACTTCATCTTTCCCGCGGACATGGACCAGGGCGACTGGGACCTCCTCAACGGAATCGTGGTCAAGGTGACCGCGGCCCGGTGGGGGGCGAACCAGCCGCCGAACATCAAGCTCCCCTGGAAGGATGCCGGGGTTGCGGACCCCGCCTTCGCCGGGCGCATCATGGTGGGTTCCAGTGCCAAGGCCGAGAGCCCGCCGAAGGTGGTGCTCGAAGACGCCAGGACTCTGGCGGAGCCGGGCACCGTGTACCCGGGCATGGGGGTGAACGCGTACCTCAACGTGTTCGCCTATGACGCGAGCGGGAACAAGGGGGTGAGCTTCGGCCTGAACGCAGTGCAGATTGCCGACAGGACCCTGAAGCGCCTGGACGGGCGCAAGGATGCCTCCGAGGTGTTCTCACCAATGGCGGCCCCCGCAGGGGCTCCCCCACCGGTGTCGCCCACCCCGCACGCCCCGACACCGGCGTTTGCCGGCGCAATGCCCCCGGGGCCGCCTCAGGCGCCTTCGGCACCCGTGCCTGGACCTGGAGGCTGGAACTCCTGAGGCGACAAGCCTAGCGTGGCTTACGAGGGGGGCTGCGTGCCCCCCTCACTTTTCCAGGGGCCCAGGATGATTCACCTAGACTTCGAGACCTACTGCGACCTCAACCTCAGGCAGGTCGGCGCGGACATATACGTACGCCACCCTAGTTGCCGGGTGAGACTCACTGCATGGGCGGTGGACCTCGAACCAGTGACCCAGGAAGTGGGGCCCACACCTCACGGGTTGCTCACTCTGCTACGCAGGCACCCGGACCTGCAGGTCGCGGCATTCAATGCAAGGTTCGAGCGCCTCGTCCTCAAGCATGTTCTTGACGTCGACCTGCCTCCTGAGCGCTTTCATTGCGTCCAGGTTCATGCGTATTGCTTGGGTTTTTTCGGAGGGTTGAAAGAGGTCGGCGAGCAGGTCGGGCTTGACCAGGACAGCAAGAAGCTGGCGTCAGGCACGAGGCTCATCAATAAGTTCTGCTCCCCCCGCAAGCCTACCAAGAAGAATCCGGACACCGTCTGGACCGCTGAGACCGCTCCCGAGGACTGGGAGACGTTTAAGCTCTACAACATCCAAGACGTCGTCGCAGAGCGCGAGATACTGGCCCGCTTCCGGCCGTACCCGATGACCGCTACGCAGCAATGGGAGTATGCCTGGGACCAGAACATAAATGACCGGGGAGTGCCCATCGACACCACGCTGGTCGACGCATGCGTCAAGATTTACGACGAGGAACTGGCCCGCCTGAAAGATGAAATGCGCGTACTCACGGGGCTGGAGAACCCCGACAGCCAGCCCCAGTTGCTGGGGTGGTGCAGGGAGAACGGCATTGCGCACATGCCCAACCTCACCAAGCAGGTTGTGGTAGAGACACTAGACTCACTGGACCCGTCGTCCCTGGCGGCCGAGGTGCTGACACTAAGGCAGCAGACCGCGAAGAAGTCCCCCACCAAATGGGCGGCCATTCAACGCGCAGTGAACGACGACCAGCGGTTGCGCGGGCTGTTCCAGTTTTATGGGGCAAGCCGCACCGGGAGGTGGGCTGGCCGGGTGTTCCAGCCACACAATCTGCCCTGGCCGAGCATCCTAGTCGAGGGTCTCGCGGAGGTACTTTCCCGAGGTGACCGCGACCTCGTCGAGGCACTGTACGACAATGTCATGGAGGCTCTAGTCTCAGGCATACGCAACGGGATAACCGCGGGCGAGGGCAAGATGCTCGCGGTGGCCGACCTCAAGTCCATCGAGTCCGTCCTCCTCGGGTGGGTGTCTGGTTGCACTCGTTTAAACAGAGTCTTCGCCGAAGGCCGCGATGCTTACCGTGACTTCGCCAGCGTGTTGTTCGAGAAACCCGAGAATGAGGTCACTGGTGCTGAGAGGAAATTCGCAAAGCCACCCACCCTCGGTTGCGGTTACAAGCTGAGCGGTAAGGGTCTCGTGGAGTACGCCGCCAGCATGGGGGTGGAGATGACACACGACTTCGCCAACCGCGCGGTGGACCTGTTCCGGTCCACCTATCATGAGGTAGTCACGTTGTGGGACTGGCTCACTGACGGGTGCATGGCAGTCACCGAACACGGTCTCAATGGCGGAGTGCTCCAGGGTTATGCGGTGCGCATCTACCGTGACCCGAAATTCCTCTTTATCGAACTGCCCTCGGGTCGGCGCCTTTGTTACTACGAGCCCCTGGTGGTCCTTAACGCCTGGGGCCGCCTGTCGTTCAGTTACATGGGGAAAGACCAGTACACCGGGAGGTGGGAACGTCTGACCACCCACGGTGGAAAGCTTGTGGAGAACATTGTGCAAGCTATCGCCCGGGATGTGTTGATGCACGGCATGCGGCTCGCAACAGACCGTGGCTTGGGGCTGTGCATGCACGTCCACGATGAGGGGGTTGCTGAGGACGAGGCTGACACGATAGAATCGACCCTCCAGGCGCTCATCGAGTGCCTGACAACTGTACCCTCGTGGGCCCCCGGGTTGTGGCTAGGGGCCGAGGGATTCACTTCTAAGAGGTACCGAAAAGAATGAGCGACACACTCGAACAACGACTCTCCCGGGTGAAGGAGCGCGACGTCGAGAAGGCTGTGTGCGACTACGCCCGCAAGGCAGGCTTCCTCACCTACAAGTTCACCAGTCCGAACCACATGTCGGTCCCCGACCGCATCTTCATCAACCCCGACGGGCTCATCTTCTTCATTGAGTTCAAGGCCCCGGGCAAAAAAGCCACGCCGAAGCAGATGCGTGAGATGCACCGGCTTGCCCAACAGGGCTGCCACGTATTCCTGTGTGATGATATCAACCAGGGCGAAACCTTGGTCGACTTCCTCGGAGACTCCGAACGTGTCCTACGTGAAACGAGAGAAGCTTCCGCCAGCTTCGCTGCATACCTATCAGCGCCGGGCGATTCAGCACCTCATTGACCACCCCGAGGCGGCCCTGTGGCTCGACATGGGCCTCGGTAAAACGGTTATCACGCTGTCCGCTTTTGTGGAAATGCGGGACCGCATGTTGACGGGGCCGATGCTGGTCATCGCCCCGCTGCGGGTGTGCCAAACGGTGTGGCGTCAAGAGGCTCAGAAGTGGGAACACCTCTCAGGGTTGAGGTTCTCCCTCATCCACGGCACACCTTCCCAGAGGCACCGGGCGTACCGGGTGCCTGCAGATGTGTACCTCGTGAATTATGAGAACCTGCGATGGCTCGCGGAGCAGTTGGACGCGTTCTATCTACGCAAGGGGAAATACCTGCCGTTTTCCACTGTGGTGTACGACGAGGTCTCCCGCTTGAAACATGTGGGGACCAAGCGCCACACCGCGCTCCAGGCGCTGCTCCCATATCTGCGCAGACGTATCGGTCTCACCGGCACCCCCGCGAGCAACGGTTACGACAACCTGTTCGGGCAGTACCTCGCCATCGACAGCGGGCGGAGACTCGGGCAGAGCATCACGGCATACCGCGACGCCTTCCTGCGTTTCGAGGGCTTCGGCCACCAGGGGAAATACAAGATTCGCGCCGGGCAAGAGGAGCGAGTGCAGCAACTGGTGGGGGACATAACGATACAGATGTCGAATGTCGACTACCTCGAACTCCCCGAGGTGGTCATCAATGATGTTGACGTGAACCTGGACCCGAAACTGCGGGCACAATATGAACGCCTGGAAGAGGAATTGTTTCTCGAACTCGACAGCGGTAACACCGTGGAAATGTTCCACGCCGGGGCGCGTTCGATGAAGTGCCGGCAGTTCTGCAACGGCGCGGTGTACCTCAACCCCGGCGAGCCCGCCTGGGAGAAGGTTCACGACCTGAAGCTTGATGCGCTCGAAGAAGTGGTAGAGGAAGCCAACGGCAAACCGGTGCTCGTGGCGTATCAGTTTAACCCTGCTGATGTCGCACGCATCCAGGCCAAGTTCCCTGAGGCCGAAATGATGCACTCACGACTGTCCACCAACTCGGTCATCGACTTAGAGAACCGATGGAACTCGGGGGAGGTCCCCCTGCTCCTCGGACACCCTCAGTCTCTCGGGCACGGTCTCAATCTCCAGTACGGCCCGTGCCAAGACCTCGTCTTCTTCGGCCTGACGTGGTCGCTGGAGGACTACCTCCAGGTGATAGCGAGACTCGAACGCCAGGGCCAGCGCAACAACATACGAGTTCACCGCTTGATGGTCCCCGACACCGTGGATACTCTGATGGCAATCAATCTACGTTTAAACGCCACCACCCAGGACAGCCTGAAGGCGGCGCTCAACGAATACCGGCTTGGGAAAGCTACTCGAAAAGCTTCGGGGGGAGAAACCCGGTACTCGCCCCGGTGAGGAATGGAGACTGGTTGTTGAAGAAGCTGGCGACGTCTCCGAGCTTCGACGCTGTCTGTGCAATCGGCCCAGGCTGAAGAAACCTCTGGGCGCTCACCCCTGGGGTATACAGCGCCCGGCCCACCTGCTCGATGGTCTGGGGGGACGCATGCTGGTTGGCCATGGTCCGCACGGCGCCTTTCATCGCGTTTACTGGGGACGCCTCAAGAAGACTCTGGAGAAACGGTGGATTCTCCGCCATCCCGAGAGCCTCCTTCGCGGCATTGATGTCCCCCGTCGGCGACCGGTGGAGCACCATGTTCTTTGTCGTTCTCATGGCAGCGAACCTGGACGCGTCGGCCATGATGCTGTCGGTGACGTCTGGCCCGAGCGCGGTCACCAACCGCTCCCTCACCAGGGGGGAGCGGAAGAGCGCAATCTTGGTGACGTCCCTGTTGTCACCGGGGCCGAGAATCTGCTCGCGGAGAGTCTTGCCGAGACCGAGCATGAACCCCTGGCGCTCGGAGTGCGTGTAATCCTCCAACAACTCCACCAGTAGCTCGGAGTCCTCCTTGAGCGCTTTCTGGCCCATGTCCACAGCGTCCTTCACCGCTTCAAAACGGGCGTAGGTCTGGCGAGCGGTGTGGAAGTCCGGGTTGATGGCGTCAAGCTCGTCCACCAGTTCCTTGCGTGCCAGCCAGTAGGTGCGAGCGATGTCCTTCTTCCCGCTCGCGGCAGCGGCCTGGGCCCTGGACCTGAGTCCACGTTGAATCCAGTCCCACCCTTCCATGTTGGGGAACTCTTTCAACTTGCCATTCTTGAGCGCGAGGGTACTCATGCCTCGGCCGCGGCTGAGCTTGCGAGCATGCTTGACAGCGTCGGCCACCAGGGGGTCGTCCATGAACTCCCGGAGCATCGGGGTCCGCGAGATAGTGTGACTGTACGCAGCGTCGTAGTTGCCTTTCGCCGCGGTTTTCTGCGCCTTAGCCAGAGCGGCCATGTGTGGGCGCACCTTGCCCTTCACCTGGAGGTGGTCCGAAACCATCCCCCACAGTTGCTTTTGCTGGAGAACGTCTCGCCCGTTCAGCTTCGCCTCGATGAGCTTGCGGGGAGCACCAGGAAGCGCCGAAACCCCCAAAGAGGTACCTCGGAGTTCGGGCACGTCTGCCAGGACTCCACCGGGGCCGAGGGCGCGAACGAAGTCGTCTGCTTCCCCCGGAGAGATTCCAGCATCCTCCAGGGCCCGTTTGAACACCCTTTGGGCGGAGTGCTTCGGGGCGGTGGACAGTTTCTGCTTCAGCCACCCGAAGGTCGCCGGGCCGAGACGGTTCAGGAGCACATGAGCCAACGTGCCGCCGACAGCGCCTAGACCGGCACCCTGCAGGGCGGCCCCCGCCCCTTGGCCTTCCAGTGCCTCCCCTGCGCTCGCTGCGGCCCCTGCACCGGCTCCGGCTCCGGTAGCCTGCAACCATGCGGGGACATTGCTGGAGACTGCGCTCAGGGCCCCAGGAGCGGCCCCCCTGACCGCAGCCACAGTGCCCCCACCCAGGAGCGCGGAGCCTCCTACCTGGGCGGCGGTGGCGGCCACGGGGTTCTCCTGCCGGAATTGCTCCAGGCCCGCCCGCTCCTGGTCCCTCACCTGGGCCTCGGCATTGGGCACCATCGGCAGGTCAGGGTCCAGGGCATGAGCTACCGTCGGCACGAGTTTCCCGACTGCCTCGTCGAGCCACCCCAGGGTGAGCCCCTGGCCGGCAGCCCGGGCCAGCCCACGGGCGTAGCTAGGCTCCCCGGCACCCTTGGGTGCCTGGGCCGCGACAATCGCTTCCTGGAGCACCTGGGCGGCCGCAGCGTCCCCACCCTGCTGAGCGCGGGCCAGGGCGGCCTGAAGCTGTTCCAGGGTGTACTGCATCAGCGGCGACCGCCGAACATCGGGTCGCCCTGAGGGGCCACCGGGCGGCCAAAGGAGTCCATGGCCGGGGTGTCAGCCCCATAGGTGCCCATCACGCTGTCGAGCGCCGGGCTTCCCTGAGACGGGCCGACGGCAGCAGGAGCCCCGCCGGCCGGAGTCGCAGCGGAATCGCCCCCCGTGAATCCCCCGAACACGGGGAACGGCCGAGCCTTCGGCACGGCCACCCTGGGGTTATACCCGCCGGCCTTCGCCATCCCCCCGAGTTCCTCAAGGGTGGCTTTCTGCTCAGACTCGACAATCTCCAGAACCCGCTGAGTCGCCTGGATGATGGACTCCCTTTGCCCCACACCAAGCAAGCCTCCCTGCTGCTTCAGCTTGTCAGCTTGCGCCTGGATGAAGGCCCGGATGCCACCGACCTCACGCTGCAGCGCGACCTCCCCTTCTCGTACCACCGAACCTGGGTCGAGGAGCTTCGCGAAGGTGATGAGACCTGCCAACTGTTCCGGACCACCCGCGGCGCGATTCTGGAGGAGTGCGTACACCTGGGCGCCCGAGGTGCGGACGATTTCACTGGACTCGGTTTGCTGGCTGGCGTACTTCCTGAACGCCAGATTGTCGGACGTGCTGGGCGGCCCCTCAGGCGTGCGCTGAGGAGGGTTACGACGCAACTGGACCGGGTCCCCTGTGCGGTTCGCCGCCACCCAGGAGGCAGGGGTGTAGTTGTCCGGGTTGTGCCGTTTGAGCGCCGGGTGCTGCATGAACCCACCGTCCCCCGTCGGTCCATAGGGCTTCATTTCCCCTGTGAAGGTATCGAGCACTCCGTAGTCGGTCTCGGCATATCGCCTCTCCGCTTCCGGGTGTTCGCGCTTCCACTTCTCGACGGTGAGGTCTCCAGCGACACCCAGGGCGGCTCCTGGAGCATACTGCGCGAGGAAGCCCGGCACTCCGACGGCCTCCATCTGTTGCCGCCCCTCCGGCGACGACAGGAACGCGAGGCGCTCGCGAGTCTGCTGAGCGTCGGCGAAGGATGCTTCCGCGGCGCGGTAGTTCACGTCGTTGTTGAGGAATCTCTGGTAGTTGTCGACGCCTTCGGCGGCGCCTTGACCGAGGTTCTTCCCACCGAGGATACCGAGCCCGAGGTGGAACAGGGGGTTCCGCATTGCCCCGTTTAAACGTTGGTCGAAGGACACGGGTCAATTCCTCAGGAACGGGGCCAGGAACCCCATCTGTTGTGACACCGAGAACGGAGGATTCGCCGCGGACGCTAGCGGCACCTGACCCGGCACCGCGGTACTCCCCGGCCTGTTGCCGAAGAAACTCCCCACGAGAGAACCGAACCCGAGGCCCGCCTGGAGAGGGTCCATCCCCGGCTGCCCAGGTTGGGTGTTTGTCCCGTTGAAGGACGACGTAGAGGTGCCCCCGAGACCGGCAATGGGCATGGTGAGCCCGAGCACCCGGCGGGTCTGCTCGTAGGGGGCGTCCTGGATAAACTCGTTGCGCTGCTGCTCTTCGAGTCGCCGGCCCTCAGCGTCCGCACGGTACTGGGCTCCGATGTTCTGCATGATGTTGCCCGGGGCCTGCCCGAGAGCCAGCATCTCCGGCGCCATACCGAGTGCGAAGTCCCTGCTCTGGAGTGCGTCCTGGTATCCACGGTAGCCCATGTCCGCCTGGGCGCGGGCGAGCCCCTGGAGTCCCAGCCCTGTGGCCACACCCTCGGTGAGGTTCTTCCTGGTCGAGCCCCCCTCATGCCCGGCCATGGTGGCGCTCGTGCGCAGCCCTGGGAGTACCCCGAGATTCATGTCCTGGGTGAACTGGTCCGCAAGCCCGGACATGGCCCGGGTCATGTACGGATTCTCTGCGGGGTTCAACGCCCCCCGCCACGACTCCATCGCGGGATTGACCACAGAGGAGCCCGCGGTGTCCGCAAAGCCCCTCTGCTGCTGGAGCCCCTGAAGCTGGAGGTCATCGAGCCCGGTGTACCCGCCGTAGTAGTCCAGCTTTCCACGCTTCCCGGAGAGGTTGTATGCCCTGCCGGCGAGACGGTCCAACACCGGGATAGTGGGCGCGTAGGGGAGCCGGGTGGCCTGCGAAGACCCTGAATTCCCCGCGGTGGTGCTCTTACCGGACTTCTTGCTCAGCGCACTACCCAGTACGCTGGCCCCGATTGATGCTACTGCTCCCCAGACCATGTCATGTTGCCTTTGTCCAGCCGGTTGAAAGGTAAACGTAAAGACCCTCTCCAGAACCTGGGTCTGCCCGGCTACCGTCGAAGTAGCGGACCATCCCGACTCGTGGCTTGTCCGGGATGGTAGCACTCTCCAGGTCTGTCGCCAGTCCCACCAACTGGTGGAGCCGTTCCAGCGCCTGGGTCAGGTACTGAGCGTCGTACTCCTGAGGCACGGTCTCCGGGGTGGTAATCATCGGTCGCCGGTCTCGTGGTATTCGAGGGCAAGAGACCTCACTCTCCACGCCACATCGGACCCGCTTCTCAACCGCAGCGCGATAAACCTGCCCTCTGACCGAGCGTCAACCCGGTGCCCGTTCCCGGGCGAGAAGATTCTCGCGGTTCCCCATCTTACTGGGGCCTGCGGGTCGTCCTGCGAGCCAACGGTCACCTCGAACGAGCCTCCCTGTGCGGACACCCGGACACCGGAGACGTGGGCAGAATTGTTTCTCTCGGTGAACAGCAGGCCGGTCCTCTCGACATAAGACTCCTTCGGAACGCCCGCGTTGGTGTTGGAGTCTTCACTCACCTTGTATACCGCCCCAGAGGTCCCGAGAAGAAGAAAGTCACTGAGGGTGTCGTTCGGTGTCTCACCCCAGGCCCGGTCCCCCATGGCAGACCACGCTGTAGTGGCGAGGTCCGACCACCTCAGCGCTGCGCCGGCACTCAGGTCCAACCCTGACGCCAGAGCATGCGTGTTCGTTGGGAGGTCCCGGACCCCGCAGGCGAGGTTCGGGCTCTGGTAATCGAACATCAACGCCTTGGTGAGAGTCGACTCTCCGGTCTCAGGGAACGCCAGCCACAGTTGCTTGCGCGAAGGGTCATCCACCATCCGCAGCTTTTTGTAGCTGTCCTGGTCGAGGTTGCGGAACAGCCAGTCGCGGTTCTTTGTGTCAATCATCGACTGCGCGGAATTGCCGTCGGTAATCATCACATCACCGTTGCTGACGTATGCCGCCCTTGCGCCAACCGGGGAGGAGAACGTGGCGCAGCCGCCCTTGGCCAGGAGACCGGGGGTGCCTGTGAAGTTATAGAACCGGAAGACGTTCTCCCCTCCGACGTATTGCACCCCGTGCATCTGTTTGTTCGAGAACATGAGCATGGTGTCCCCGAGAATCTTCGCCCCGATGAGACGGGCCGAGTCGTCCCCGAGGTCCCGCTCACCTGCGTCCAGTGTCGGGTCTGTCTCGTCCCAGGACGTGGGGAGTCCACCTCCCGCGGCTTGATGGCTCCACTTCGCCCGATACGGGTAACTCGTCCCGGACAGTTCCACGTTGAACCCGAAGAGGAACTGTTTAAACGCCACCACGTCCTGCGCTACAGCGGAAGCCGGCCACCCAGCGAGAGGCACCATGATGTTCGAGGTGTTCATGTCCCACGAGTGCAGACCGTCGACACCGTTGGTCACGACGAGGTTCCCGTTGAGGAGCGCCGCGGACCAGACGCTGCCGGCGCTGCCGGTGAACGGCACCGTCGGGGTGATGTTGTAGTGGGTGGTGCCGTCGAAGGCGTATGCCCCGGTGTCACTTAAATACACCCAGTAGTGCGTCGAGTTATAGGTGACGGGGAACAGCCCGTAGGGGAGCACCGAGGGCGTCGCTGCCGAAAAGTACCCGGGGCCTGACTCCACCCCCTCCGCGTCGAACTGGACGTTGCGCCCCGCGCTCCATGCGTTCTCCGGAAGCTCGAACGGGAGGATGTCACGAACAATGCCGTGCTCCCCCAGATTCAAGATAGGGTGTAGTCCTGGTTGCATCAGGCAATCCGGCTAAACTCGACCGTCGAGTACACCTCGGTGGTGAACCCGTTGTTGACGCCGAACCCGTTGGTGGCCTGGGAGTCGTCGCAGCGATGTTGAAGCTCGAACACCTTGGACGCAGTGATGGTGAACCGGTCGAGGAGTTCAGACCGGTTCGTCACGAGGTAGCCTTCTCCGCTGAAGGCGCACTCCCCCTCTGCCACAGTTGTTGCGTCGGAGACGTTCTGAAGCCGGATAACGTGGCGCCCACATTGGTACCCGGGTGCGCTCGCCCGCACCTCATACGTCCCCGCCGGCAGGGTGACCTGATTGGTACCGACACTGGCGCCGATGTCATCGAACACCTCGTCATTCAGTGTGCGGGTTCTCCAGGCCCCTGCGGAGAAAGTACCACCGGGGGTCCCCGAGGACTGCGTCTCCTGGTACTTGGCAACCAACGGAACCTCCAGGCGCCACACCGCGGCACCGGTGGTGGCATCCACGCACACCCATGTCAAGGTTCCCGCGGTCAGTCTCCACCTGGAGCCGGCGGCGTAGCCGCCCGAGTCATCATCGGTGATGGTCGGGGCGGCCGAAGCAAGGAAGTTGTTCTTCGGAACTCCGAACGAGATTTCCCTCCACACCGCGGTCCCCGTGGTGGCGGCGAAGCACACCCACATCCTGCTCGCGGCGCCCCACACCCAGGTGGACCCGGCCCGGTACCCGTCGCCGTCGTCATCCCCCGCGGTGGGCGCGGCGGAAGCGGAGAAGTTGTGACCGAAGATTGCGTCCGCGGCAATCGGGGTCGCCGCTTGCAGGAAGTTGTTGATGAACGTCTGCCGGCCAGTCAGGCTGTTCAGGTCAGCCGGCGCAGCCGTGACCGCTGCATCGAGATTCGGGAAGGTCGCCTGAAGTACCGTTTTCAGGAGACGGATGTGGTTGTCCCCCTCAATGACGTTGTCGCTGTCCGCTGGGTAGGACGGGTCCAGGTCTCCGAGGTAGGTGGCTGATTCGACGGTCATCGTTTAAACCCTCAGGAGGTACGCTGCACCAGGGACCCCTTCGGGTACCGGTAGTGCTCGTCCGCCTCGTCAATAGTCTCCGTGGCCCGGGTGTAAAGGTCGCGCCACACCCCCACCCGCTGGTCGTTCTTCAGGTATGGCTCCGCATGCAGAAGCGCCCCGTACATGAGGGCGTCCGGCGCATTCGCGAGCCACCAGTTCGAGGTATTCGTATTGCTCAGATAGGGGATGTCCTCGTAGACCCCGGCCTCAAGCTGAATGACCCCTTCGGGAATCGGACCCAACTGGATGCGGTCACCGTGGAGACAATACACCTCTGGGGTGCCCGCTTGCAGGTACTTGGACTGTGCGTGAATCCCATCCGCGGTCATGAAGGTCAGGCGGCCACCTTCGGTCCCGATGTTTCGCCTCAGCCACCGGAAGCCTTTGTACCCAGATGGGTACGGGACCCACTTACTGCCGGCGACGGTGTCAACGTATTGCACAGTCTCCTGGGCGAAGATGCGCTTGGTGCGGTTGAGTTCCTTTTCCGCGAAAAAGATGAAGTAGTCCACCACCGCGGTGAGGTCCGCACGAGCGAGCCATGTCGACACTGCAGTCCGTAGTGTGCTCAGGTCAGTGACAGGATTGCTCACTTCCCCTGCCCCTGCCCAGACCGCGAAGAGCCCATTTCGGACTTCGCCACCACCCTGGCGACCTGGATACTGAGGTCGTCGATTCGTTGGTGGGTCCTCTCGGACCACCTCTCAGACTTGTTCGACATTTCCCGTATCTCCGTTACGACCTTAGCGGTCTCTTCATCTCTCCGGGCCAGGGCGCTATTGAACGTCGAGACGCCAACTTTCTCCTTCTCAAGTTCAGTGAGTCTTGAATGCAGCAGCCTATTCCACCACCCCAGCACGAGCATGATGCCTCCCACCACCCATTCCAACAGCTTCCCGTCCGATAGCACTGGCACCCCCCGCAGGAGTTAGAGACCGGCCTTGCTTGACCGGGCGGCCTCCCGGCCCTTGTCGACGGTCCTTGCTCCAACGTACCCGAGGTACCCGGTGCCGAACAGCCACCACATCTCCTCCGGGATACTGGTGAGCCACGCTCGCGCTCCACCGGAGAGGGCGGTAGCCGCCTCGGGGTTGAACGTGAACAGGACCCCCATGGGGATACCAAAGAGGATGTACAGATACACGACGTAGAGGAAGGCCGGACGGGCTCGCGAAGTCCACGGGTCCTGGCTCTTCGCCTCTGCCACGATGGCGCTCATCTGAACCTGCAACAGGTCCATTTCCTGCGAGCCCTGCATGGCCAACAGTTCGAGCTTGGCCGCCTCGCGTGCCGTCTCGTCCGGCAAGACCTTGTCGAAAATCTTGCCGGCGAGAGGCAGGAGCAGAGTCAGTAGAGGCGCCATTACAGCGCTACCGGGCACGCCCCGGTGAACTGGAACAGCAACATGCCCACGACAAAGCCGACCACCAGCATGGCTATCGGGCTTTTGTGCAGTCTGGTCAACGGATTCATCGGTAAATCTCCATGATGTCACTCGCCCCGGTGGACGAGTATGGGTGCATGTCGTAGATGCCTGTCTTAAAGAGATAGCCCTCCGCCTTCCTGCGCTCTACAAGGCCTTGCATGATGCGACCCTTCGCCCGGCGCCACTTCGACATTTCGTAGGGGACCTTCTCGAAATCCCCAGCGTTTAAACACCGGGCAAGCCCTGACCGTCTGAAGTTCCCGACCCCGGTGTTGAAGGTGAAACACACGAGTGCGTCAACCTGCTGAGGGGTGAGGGACTCCATGCACTCCTCAGTGAGGTTGTCCCGGACACCGTTCTCGGCCTCGGTGCAGTCGTCCGCGAGCAACGCCCATCCCTGGTCTTCGGTGATGCCTGAGAGGAGGTACCTCTCGCTGTCCATGATGAGGTGCCCGACCCCGATGGTCTGGTATCCCGCACCGTCGTCGTAGGGGGCGAGCTTCATGCCCCCTTCGAGAACGGTGAGGAACCGCAGACCTTCGCGAGTCATGGCGGGTCGCATCAGGTGATACTCGGGTCCATCTGCACGTTCAGGGTGTCGCCGTTCTCAACGGCACGGGGAGACGTGAAATTCGCGGCGCCATAAAGCTTGCCCGAGGTGCCCGTGGCCGCGGAAGCCAGGAACGCGCCGTTCACCGATTTGGTGGTGAGAATCGGGAAGGACGCTTTCAAGGTGCTGTTGCTCATCGCCCCTGCGGAGGCCACACCGTTCTTGGTCCACGTCTGCCGGTTACCTGTGTAGTCCGTACCCGGAACGAGTTCCGTCCAACCACCGTGGGTGGCCAGGGTGTCAGCGGCGGCATACTGGGAGAACCCGGCAGCGTCGACAAGCCCAACGTACCACACCGTCTCCTCAGCGGTACCCCCGAGACAGGTGTCGAGGAGGTTGTTCAGTCCTTCGGTCATCATCGTGTTGAAGACGACCTCACGCCATTTCAGGCGACCGTCCCGGTCGAAACACTCAACGGTGTACTTGTTCCGTACGACTGCCTGGATACCCAGGCACCGGGTGATAATGAGTGCGGCCACCGCGGTGAAACGGGCGAACGTGGTCATGGCTAGGGTCTTCATTTCAAGTTCCTCTTCCCGGGTTCACTCGGGCGGTGGTCTCACAATCCATCTATCGGTAAGTGGGGGCGCGACAGTCCAGGGCTCTGCAGGGGCCTCGATGAGTGTAGCAGAGGCGAAGATAGTCGCCAGCGCAGCCAGGGTTACTGTGTCCGCCGGGTCTGAATCTAGCCCGCCGAAGGTGGCCGCTGCTGCTGCGGCGGCCAGGGAGGTAGACGTTACATAGACCGAGCCTGCTGGGGAGACCGCCACTGCGGCCGCCCCTTCGAGGGCGAGAACAGCGGCCAATATGTGGTTCGCCGCAGCGGTGAGGTCCCCTGTCGCGACCAGGGCCGCCACCTCGTCGAGGGAGATATAGCTGTCCGTGGAGAGTGCAGCAACGGCCGCCGCAGCCGCCGTCTCGTCGAAGTCTGCGCCCCCCGCCGAGGCCACCGCCGCAGTTGCGGCAAGGGTTACAGCCTCGTCGAAATCCCCTGCCGCCTGCCGCCATGCACCGACAGCCCAGGATGCCTCATCCCAGGCACCATCAGCCCATGCGATGCCGATAGCGGCCATGGATTACGCGCCGTCCCACGGTGTCGCGTTACCATCGCCGGTGACGGTGGCGTCGTTAATCTTTTTGACGTTCGCGTCGACGATGCCGGTGATGTTCCCGCGAATGTCCACACCCGTGCCTCCCAGCGTCGCTTTGATGCCGTCGCCGTTCGTACCACCCATGGCCTCAATGCCGTGCCCCGTGGCGCCACCGACCACCATCAAGCCCGACCCTGCCCCGGATGCGGTCCCCCTGATTCCATCGGAATCACTTGCGGTGGCAGCAGCGTCAATCCCTGGACCAAACGAAGAACCACCCACCCCGCTGATGCCTGCGCCAGTAGCACCAGCCAGTCCGCGAATACCCGGACCACTACCATCGCCGGTCCCATAGATACCGATGGAATTACCTGATTGCGCGTTCGCCCGAAATCCTGCGCCGCTCGTTGCGCCACCTTGAGCCAGAAATCCATGACCCGTGGCGCCACCTTGCCCGGTGATTCCCTCCCCGGTGCCGTTGCCAGTAGCAATCAGCCCCGTGCCATTGCCGCCGCTGCTCGTGAGCGCGAGTGCATCACCGCTCGCATTGGAAATGGTCATGCCCGCTGTGTACGCAACGGCCGCTGCGTTGGTTCCGAGAATGTGCAGACCGCTTGCCGCACCTGCGTTCGCATTCGGCAGTGCCGTCACACCCATGCGCGTGGCATCTTGCAAATCGACGTCCGTCAGCCGGATGCGACCACCGATGACAATCATGTCCGTAATGGTGCCTCCGATGTCGACGTAATCCACGCCGCTCGCCACAGCCGCATCAGGAAGGTCCAGCCGGTAATTGCCACCACCCACATGCTCGATGCCACCATCAGTGTGTGCAGTGGTCAGGTCTGCCAGCGCCGCTTCCGTGATACTCGTGACAGCCGCGCCCTGTCGGTGGTAATACAGGTCGATGCCTGCCGTGTTGTGCTCAACTCCCGTTTCAGGCGTGCCGTCCGCCGCGTCGATGATGCGTATCTCCGCGCTGTAATCGGC